ATAGCAAGAAGACAAGGTGCGGGTGTTGTTGGTGAATTCGCCAACAATGCACCAAGACGTGTGGAATCTGTAATATTGAGATCTACAAATGAGGCTTTTAATATAATCGGAAGAGCTGCGAGTTATATTCCTGAGCCGCCAGATCCTTGGGAAGTTGATGGTTTTGCAAAAGTGAATATGGGGGATTATCCGTTACCGACAGGTAACGGCCAATTCGCTGGATATTTAATGCAGCCGAAAGAAGCAGTTCTTCGAGGTACTACAGCTGGTACTTTACAACCATCTATGAATATAAAGAATGGTTCAGTTGCTCCATTATGTGTGGAAGGTGAAATATTTGTATATCTTCAAAAGGGAACAGTTGGGACTATGAATACAACCTGGCAAGTTTGGTTTTCGAAATTTGACGGAACCCTTATTGCTTTTCCAGAAGGTTACTCGGTGGATCAAGCGGCATATGCTTATGGCCATGCGAGAGTTGTTAGGCTACAACCATTCATTGTAGATCCAAAAGTCTCTCCACCAGACACCTATTTAGCTATCATCCATGTGAACAAGATACCATTCCCAGTCGCGGTTAACTTAATAGTAACTCCTTAACCAATGAATTATTAGATCACAAAGAGATTTGAAAATGAAACAAGAAAGCAAATTGATAGAAAGGATGTGGAAAAATAGCTCTCAGCCGATCAAAAACTTTTCTTTAGATTCTTATCCAAATACGCAACATGGTAGGGCGAAACTGGATCAAGATTTGAAGAGGTTTGGTATAAATATAAGTGAATTGGTGTATTCCAAACATGCTTTTGATTCCCGGTTTAGCAATAAAGTGTCATCGAATTCCCCTCATTATTCGATGGATACTGGATCATTACAACCGACCATCAGCCCGAATTCGATTGCGGTGCCGGCTCAATTTTTGCAAAATTTCTTGCCAGGGCAAGTGTTGGTTCAGACGACTAAGATGAGTGCTGATGAGATCATAGGTTTGAATATAATCGGAACATGGGAAGACGAAGAGCTTGTTCAAAGGCAGATGGAGTACACCGGTCAGCCAGTGATCTACTCTGATTTTGAGTCGACTCCTCAATCCAGCTGGAACCAAATTTTTGAAAGTCGGACAATCGTGCGGTTTTTGGAAGGAATGCAAGTTGGTGATCTTGAGTCTTTAAGAAGTGCTAAGGCTTTTGTCGATTCCGCATCTGAGAAGCGCAATGCCGCAGCGGTCGCTTTGAATCGTCTGAGAGATACAATCGCGTGGTATGGTTTTAACAACGGCGTGAATAGAACGTATGGTTTACTTAATGAACCTAGTCTTCTGCCGTATCTAACACTTCCCACCGGCAACTGGGCTACAGCAACATATGATCAAATAATCCGTGATTTGATGTATATTGCCACTAATGCCAGAACGCAGAGTGGCGGACATTTTGAGCCGAGCACGATGGAATGCATTATGCCTTTACCTATCAATGTCATCGGATATTTAGGGGTTACCACGATCTCCGGTTATAGTGTGATGGATTGGCTAGCGCGGAATTTTCCTAAACTCCAATTGATTTCAAATGTCGAGTTTCAATTGGCATTTGGTGGTTTGAATGTCGGCTATTTGTATCCGAGAAGTGTTGTTGTGGATGGATCCACTGATAATGGAAGTGTGATTGATCAGAATGTACCGGTTACATTCCGATTTAATGGCTCTAGAAGAGATACCACGTATTTAGAAGAGAGCTACAGCATGGCTACCGCCGGCGTGATGGTTAAGCGCCCACTATACGTAACGCGTTTCGCAGGAATTTGAGGATATCATGGATACTAAAGAAAATTCAGGTCAAAAATGGGTCGTGTATTCGACATTACCAGCAGATGTCATATACAACATTTTTGATGACAAAAAAGTTGAAGGTCTTCAGCTAGTCACCGAAAAGAAGAGAATACAGATAAATGGGGGGGCGAATATTGCCGATACTCATTTTATTACTCCGAAAGGTGTCGCTACAGTGATAGATGAGCGAGATGTGGAGACGCTTAAAAAGAACGCTCACTTTATGGCTCATGAAAAAGATGGCTTTGTGAAAGTGGAGAAGTGCACCTACATAGAGCCTGAGAAAGCGGCTCAGACTATGGAAGCGAAAGACAAGTCAGCGCCTAAGACTCCTGAAGACTTTGAAAGGAAGAAAAGGTAGAAGGTGTGGTTATGGCTACTTTGGATATACCTCAATTTCGCATTAATTTCCCAGAGTTTGAGGATATATTAAAGTATCCAGATGCAAGGATCACTTTCTATTGGAATATGGCTCTATGTTATATTGATAATACTGAAAGTTGCTTCATTGGAGCCGACTGCTTGCAGTTGATGCTTGAGTTGATGACAGCACACCTTGCCAAGATAGCTGACCTTGATGCGGAAGGTGATGTCAATGGGCTGGCTCAGTCGGCTTCTGTAGATAAGGTGTCGATAGGCTTAACGCCACCACCATTGCCTAACCAAACACAATGGTGGCTAGGGACTACTAATTACGGGCAAGAATTATTGTCTCTAATGCGGATCAAAAGTGTTGGTGGATTCTTTTTAGGCGGTGTTCGTGAGCTGTCATCCTTTCGGAAAGCAGGTGGCGTATTTTGAAAGTCAAAAGGTTGAAAGGTGAAGGGAATAAAAACCTGATAAAATTTTTGAGAGATAGAAATGTGACGGTTGAAGTGGGGTGGTTTGAAGGGAATAAATATCCTCCAGAAAGTGGGGAGACAGAAGGTCCGCCAGTAGCTTATATCGCTTCCATACAAGAGTATGGTGACAGATCTAAGAGAATACCCGCGAGGCCTTTTATGAGGCCGACGATTCGCAAGAGACAAAAATATTGGTTCAATCTGTTGCTTAAATTGTCAAGAAATTGTTTAGTGGGTGGAAGATCTTTGTTTAATGCTTATGAAGGTTTATCGTTACAAGCCGAGGCCGATTTTAGAAGGGCGATTACTAAAGTGTATGAACCTGAACTATCTGATAAAACGATTAAAAAAAGATTGAAAAGATATAAAAAGAAAGTCATCACTAAAACCTTGATGAAGCCTTTGGTTGACACGCGTCGGATGCTTCAGACTCTTACTAGGGCGTTTCCTTTACAATGAAAGTTCCAGGTTCAAATTTATTAAATAAAGCTTTTAAATTGATCGCGAAAGAGAAGGCGTTGTGGTATAAATATGAGGGGGAAGTTGAAAATAGTATCGGGTTAACAGTCAAAACATATTTTGATCCTATTGAAGTATTGGGCAGTTTTCAACCTATAAATCGGGACAAATATGAAGTTTTAGGTTTGGATTACCAACATACTTATGCCAATTTTTTCACTTCTCATGAGTTGTTCGGCGTAGACCGCGATTATTCAGGCGATTACATCGTGGTGCAAGGGGTTCGGTATTCCGTCATGAGTGACACGCTGTGGTTCAGATATGACAAATGGACTGAAGTCATGGTGGTGAAAGCGAAGCTAAATAATGCTTGACAATCAATTAATAAAAATTTTTCTGCCTATTTTACAGCAAGGCTTTCTGGACAGGGGGCTGATCGTGAAGGTGCAGCAAGCCTATCAGCCTGTGCAGACGGGGACACCCATCGCACCGCTCTGCACCTTCTTTAAAGTGATTGATCATCGGTATGGCCACCCATATAAGATCAGTTACTACGACAGCGACCTTATGCACATGCGTCATAAGGAGCGGCAAGTGTATGAGTCTACTTGGCAGATAGGGGCTTTATCAATTCAAGACCCCACGAACGAAGATTCTATTACTGCCATGGATATCATTAATACGGCGGCTGAAATCTTACAAAGTGACGCCACAATAAATGATCTAAAAACGAGCGATGTTGGAATTTTAAGGATATCGGAAATAAGAAATGTTTTCCACCAAGATGACATGCGGCAATATGAGTCGGAACCGAGTTTTGATGTGATTTTAAGACATGCTCAAGAAAGGATAATTGATATAGAGGGAATAACGGCGATCGAAGGTGAGGTCATCAACGTCAGCAAAATATAGGGTGCATTATGGCTATAAGTCAAAATAAATATGTTTCGATTCTTTCCAGTGTGGGCGGCCAATCACTTGTATTAGAAAGAGAGTTGATGGGGCGTTTTTTCACCATAAATATGTATCTTCCCGCCGGCGGCGTCATAGAATTTCCAGATTTGCAAGCTGTTGGTGATTATTTTGGAAATACTTCCCTGGAATATTTTAGAGCCAGGACATACTTTTCTTTCATAAGCAAAGTAAACACTTCGCCTCGCAGAATTTCTTTTGCGAGATGGGTGTATGCCAACACGCCCCCTATGATCTTTGGGCGGAAATTGACGGCGCAAGACTTGGTGGCTCTACAAGCAACGATAGGAAATTTAACGGTAAATATCGGTGGTGATATACAGACTATCGCTGGCAATTTCACTTCAATTTTGAGCTTCGCAGACTGCGCAACTATCCTACAAGCGTCTTTCAATGCGCTTCCTGGAGCAATGTGGACTGGAGCAGTTGTTTATTATAACGCGGCACGTGGAAGTCTAGAATTTACTGGAGGCGTGGCTACAGCGGCTACGATTTCCGTGTTGGATTCACTATCGCCAGATATAAAAGAATTGATAGGGTGGGGTCAAGGTGCCACTTTAGCACCTGGTGCTTTACAAGAAAGTGTCACGGATGTGTTACAAAATTCCTCTTCATTTTCGAATAATTTCGGATCATTTAATTTTATCCCTGGTTTGACCTTGGATGAAGTGATTGAAGCCGCCACATGGAATAATGATCAAAATTTCAAGTATGCTTTTTCGCTACGCGTGTTAAAAGCAGATGCACAGACTTACGCCGATGCTCTTGCGCCTTTTGATGGGTGTTTTGCAACTATTTCGCAGACTGTCGGGAGCTATCCAGAAATAGTTCCGATGGCCGTCTTTGCGTCTACTCGTTACGATAAGACAAAAAGCGTGCAAGCTTACATGTATCAACAACTTCCTGGTCTCGCATCAGAAGTCACCACAGATCCGGAATTTGAGCAGTTTAAAGCGCTGAGGATAAATTTTTACGGAAGAACACAGCAAGCAGGTCAAAATCTAAGCTTTTATCAGTTGGGCACGATGTTCGGGCCATCTAACTTGGATATGAACACCTATAACAACGAGATTTGGTTTAAAGATGCGGTGATAGTAGCAATATTGAACACTTTCTTATCTCTTTCTGAAATCCCTGCCAACTCACAAGGCGTGATCCAAGTGACAGCAGTCATACAACAGGTTATCAATCGCGCATTAGAAAATGGAATGATTTCAGTCGCGAAACCTCTCAACAACGTACAGAAAAATTTCATCACTGATTTGACTGGTGATGAATTGGCATGGACTCAAATACAAAATTTAGGTTTTAGGTTGAATGTCAATATTTCTGCGCTAGATATCCACGTAATGGAATATTTAGTACTGTATAGCAATGAT